CCCCTTGGATATACAGATGAATGGGAAGATGTTATCAAGAAAGCATAAATAGCAGCCTTTTTATAATCACCTATCTCAAATGACATATCATCCAAGAAATCATTCTTAATATACTCTTTATATACACCTTTATAGAAATTCCACTTTTTAAGAATATCAGTCTCAGTTGTATATAACAACCCACCTGGACTTAACAAGACATTAATCTCTTTTAAAAGCTCTTTTGGTTGAGTACCACATTTGTATAAGTTAACTTGATGACGATTCTTATCGTTGAAATAAACTTCATCAAAACTTAAGTCATCATCCATATATGTAGCAAAGGATCCAGAAAATGGTTCTATATACTTTTTAACACCTGTTTTAGGTATTTTAGGGTTAATTAAATCTTTTATGAAATTGTTTGATGACTTTCCACCAAACCATGATACTAATGACATAGGTAAATATTTTTATTATTATATAATAAATCTAACCTTTGTTTTCAAATATTAAATACTCTTCCATATCACTAAATAACTCTTTAACACCATCAATAGTGTCACACTTGAAGTACCATATCTTATCAGCCATTTTTGTTATAATCCTAACCAAGTAGTAATCATCAAAACATTTATATACGTCTATAGAATTACCAATAGTAGAATTACCAATTTTCTTGTGTATTAATGAAGATAATTTAATACCATCATTATTAATATGATGAACATTAACCCCAATTCTAATAGACAAATCTCTAATATATCCACTAATTTTATCTATCTCTCTTTCGGAAAATGGAGTTTCATCAACACCATCAAAATATTGACTATGTGATATTTCAACATAGTACTTACTGTTATATTCTTCGAATATTTTAATATATCTCATAATCTTATATATTATTTTTAAAAAGCTATAAAAGGCAAAAATTTACAAAATATGTACATATCAGAACTATTAGATATATTCTTCCCAGAATAAAAAAAATCCGAATTTTTCAATTCGGATTTTTTTTTTATTATCTTTATTACTACTAGTATCCGGAAATCAACGGAGGCTGTATGGTAAAGTTGCCATCAATGTATTCATCGATCCAGTAATCTGCTACAAATTTTGCAGAACCTTGCCAAATTTCAGTAGATCCCCAATCTAATGAAAATGAATCAACACCTTTCATTTGACAGTTTTGGAAAGTTACCCTTCTTAGAACAACCCCCTTTTTGTCGTGTTGGTTAACGATAATTGTACCAATAATATCACTCTTATAACTCAATCTACCATTTTGAGAGTTCCATACTAAATCGTACCATGCTTTCAAAGTATTCCAAGTTTCCATAGAACCCTTTTCATTAACGTTCACATTGAACTTAATGTCAAATTCAATATGTGTCATAGACGGCATTGTTACAAATGCTCTAGTTGAATATTTGAATCTCTGATCTTTAATTTCGATATCTTTAGTTAAATCAAGATTTACACTAACTGCTTGTTCCAATAATAATAATGGATCTCTACCTTGAGCCTGTAAAATAGTAGGCAAGATAAAAGTTATCTCAAATAAATTTAAATAAACTGGTTCCTGAGGACGAGTACCCGGACCACCAGGGCTTCCAGTCATTAATAATTGTGTGAAGTGTGGCAATGGCATTTCTTTATATTAATTTTTTTTAACTTGTTTAGTTATAATTTATATATTAAATGTCTTTCAGTCTCCAGTCATTTAATATTCTTAATTAATGTATATATTATAATTGAAAAGTCATTTTTTTTTCTAAAAATTATTAAGGGACACACTAATATTTAATATATAAATAAAACTATTTAAGTAAAATGGATAAGATATGTAGAATTTGTAATGAGTATAAAGATATCTTAGAATTCTATAAAAGAGGAGATAAATATCGATCAGAATGTAAAATATGTTTATCAAAAAGAAAGAAAGAAAATTATTCAGTAAACAAAAATGATATTAATTTTATTAATAAATGTAGAGAAAGTGCTCACCGATACAAATCATCCAACAAGGATATTGTTAATAAAAAGAGGAGGGATAAGTATAAAGTGAATAAAGAACAAGAATTGATAAAGTCAAAAGAATATTACAAAAATAATAAGGATAAAAAAATGTCTAGGAGAAGACAGTATAGAATTGAAAATAAAGATATATTAAATTCTAAACAAAGAGAATATATAAAATTGAATCCTTTATATAAATTAAAATGTAATTTAAGAACTTTAATTGGAAATTCAATTAGAAATATGGGTTACTCAAAAAAATCCAAAACTGAAGATATATTAGGATGTTCATTTATAGAATTCAAATATCATATAGAATCTTTATTTATAGATGGCATGTCCTTTGATAATAGAAATTGTTGGCATATAGATCATATTGTTCCATTATCTTTTGCAATTAATGAGTTTGAAATTTTAATGCTAAATCATTATAAAAATTTACGTCCAATTTGGGTAGTTGATAATTTATCAAAGAGTGATGAGATAACTATTAAAAATGAAACCTATTACAAGATAGTTGAAAGTAGAAATAAAAATAAATTAGTAGATGAGAAAGTGTAAGTATAGAAACTGCGATAGAGAGGTAGAAGGTAGGATTGATAAACAATATTGTAATCGGTCTTGTAAGACACAGGAGCAAACATATAGGAAGCGTGAGGCAAAGAAAATTCTAAAACAGAGAATATAACCTCATTAACTTTTTATAGTTTTTTTGGACTTGGTTATTAACTACATTATTAAATTCTTTAATAGCCTTATTGGTATTTATATCTTTTGCATTTCGATTTGTAAAGCCAAATAAAATAGCGCTAAATATATTAGGCTTACTTAGAAATTTAATACTATGGTATAAATCATTGAAAAATGGTTTTATATCGGACTCATCATTAAACCAGTTTCTAACATCAAATTGATATTGACTAAATGAGTAAAATACGTGATACATATCATTTGACTTCACTATATCGTTAATCACGGATTTCTTACTTAGTTTAAATGGAAGAGTGTCTATCTTTTCTATTTCGTTTCTAACTTCATAATACAATCCATTATATTGAGCTTCGAACTCATCTGGTTCCATTAGATAAAATAATATTTCTAGTAGATTTGGATTTTTAAGTTTTGACTCATATTTATTTCTTATCATTCTAAAGGATTTACTCAAAATATTTTTGTACCCTCTGTGTTGGTTGTTTTGTAATTGATAGAATAAATGTTTTAATTCGTGTATAAGTGTTTCTTTATTTACACTTCGAAGGTATATCGTACTTTTTGATGAGAAGATGCTCCCTGCTAACTTACCTAATTCTGGTATAGTTGGGTCTATTTCAATTTTTACTTTAATATTCTTTCCTTTGTAATCAAATTTATAGTTTAAAGTTTTTTCATTACCTATTTTTGATATAATATCATCAGCAATACTTTCCAATTCAGTAAGTACTCCTAGTTTTTCTAATGTATATTCATTTGAAATTCTTTTATATAATTCTTCACTATATTCCTCATATATTTTAATATATCTCATAACATATATATTAAATAAAAAAACCAGATATTTCTACCTTGTGAATTTCTATCTCTTGTAAATCCATTTTTTATTTCCTGCATTATATATCTTATAGAATCCCCACTCTTCCATTATTTCATTTTCTGTTTTATTCATGTCGCCACCTAACTTTTTAAGTCTTGATTTTCTCCAGTTAAATCGATGTTCTTTTTTCCCATCGATTACATACCAGTATCCAGGTTTTGATGTGTGTTTATATTCAAATCCTAACTTCTCATACATATTACCACTTGATATAAGGTTATCGGAATATGTTTCAATTTCAACTGGGTTATAGTTATTAATAAAATACTTCATTAACTTTGAAGCCCCACCTACTACATTATTAAATGTCTTGTTACAAAATCTAGTCAATTCATATACACCTTCCTTATTTCTACCACCCATTGGCAGTCTTAATTTAGAAAATGTCATCAGACTAACTAATTCGTTATTATAGTATAACCCAATCCTTACTGATGATTTACAATCTCCTTGGAAGTGATTGTTATTCAAAAATGCTTTTGATTCATTGTAACTCACTTCTTTAATAAGACATTTTCTTCCCATTATTCTATTAGACTTACTGAGTTTATTTAGAATATATGATTTACATATATCTCTTTTAATATTCCAATCATCTTCCCATATTGTATATAGACTAATATCATTTTTATGGGCAGCTTCTATCTTTTTTAAATGATAATTATCATTCTTGAATTTACTTGAATGCCACCATAATCCATTAAATTCAAATCCAATTCTAATATCTGGTAGATATATATCTATTTCATATGGTTTAATATGTGATTTATCATCTATTAAAACCTCACCAATATAGTTTTCCTTGATAAAGTTATACATTTCAATTTGTGTTATAGAAGCATTTTCTGATATGGGAAAACAGTTTGTGCATATACTAATATGCGAATTTATTCTATAGTAAAATTGATATGTCAATATTTTAAATTCAGTATCACATTTATGACATTTAAAAACTAGGTTAGTGGACATCTCTTTTTCAAACTTAATGAATGTAAAATCTTTACTTATTTTATTATTTATTCGTTCTCTATAGTCATCATAGAAACGATCTATTGTTTTTGAATGAATATCTTCATTCATCCAAGGGTGATCAACTCCATACTTTTCCAATGATGTTTTTTTATACGTTTCTATATAATTACTTAGTTTAAATGATTCAATTCTTTTTCGTTTTATCTCTACTGATTTACTTGGATTATCAACACCATAGTTCTTTAATAATGTTTTCTTGGATTTTTCTCGTATTTCGGATAGACACATTGGTGAGTTCGATCCATATTTATCATTATTGGTTTTGATTATCTTATCTTTAATAACTTTAGACTCAGCAGGTGTTTTTGTGCCATATTTTGACATTGACTTTTCTTCCTTTCTCTTTTTAACATCAGGATCTGATGATATACACTTTAATGAACAATAGTTATTATACCCAAGTGATGAGTTTTTGAAGCTTACTACTTTCAAACAGTTTGGATTTTTACATATAGGTACTTCTTTAGTTTCATTAATTGCTAAGTAAACTTTTTCTTTGAATGGAATATCATTGATATTATTTTCTAAACAGAACTGTATAATATAGTTATATTCTTCTATGTGATTCTTAATCAGATAGGATTCTTTCGATAGTTTACCAGATGAGTCTGGTATTTTAAATATATTTAGATTCATTACATATTGTTTTAGATATATATTAAATACTCCTACTTCTGTTTAATAAAAAAACCAGATATTTCTATCTGGTTTTGAATTTTTATTTAATTCTTATTGGAAACCACCACTTTGAATAGCTCCTGTTCTAAGGATTGTAACATTATTTACAATGATACCCATACCCTTAATTGGTTCAACATAAGTATCAAGTACACCAATTTGTCTATCAATTAAGTCAGAAGTGTTATTTTCAGAATCACATTTGTTAAAGTAGTTGTATAAACCATTTTTATTTACAAATTGTTCACAGATAACGTCTGCTCTTAATTTAATTTCTGCTCTTATATCAGCGGTGTTGAATTTCCATTGGAAATCAAGTAACATTGCTGAAAGTGCTCTTTCAAGTTCGATTAATACTTCTCTAACGTGGATGTAAGAAAGTGCTGATGTATATTCAGTTTGAGCTGTATTTTCAGTCTCAATTACGAAACCTCTGTTACGTTTGTAAACAATAGGGTTCATTTGAGCCATATTTAAGTTCTCAATATCAGTATTAGTGAAGTCCATTTCTACATTATTGAATCCGTTAATCTTACCATTAGTAACACCAGCTGCGATTGTCCAAGGAACAATTGAAGTAATGTTTGTGTTGTGCTTCTTCATAAATGTAGTTGCTACGAACATTGCTGGTGGTAAATCTAAAGGTCTACCATCACTTACAGTTAAGTATGGAGTGAAGTAACCAACACAAGTTGTACCAGAACCAATACCAAATGAATAAGTAATTGCTGGATTTGTATCTGGATTTCCACCTTCAGCGATATAAGCGGTATTTATAACTCCATCATCTGTGTATGTTACTCCAGAATTTTGGAAAGTCTTGATTGAAGGCATGTTAAGGAAACCAAAACAGTCTAATCTAGCACCACATATATCCATTAATTGTTGTTTAGATTGTGAGATAAGACCTAATCCAAATGAATCAATTAAATATCTAAAGTCAATTGCTTGTTTGTTAGTTAAAGCTTTGAATAATGGTGTACCACTAGCTACTAAGTCAAGTATTGTATTTTGTCTATCTTCAGTTCCATCTGGCATTGAAGCACTTCTCATTCTAAATCCGCCAAGTGTAATAGCTTTGTAAGTAGATACATAGTCTTCTACTTTTGTATATCTCATAGTTTGAAAACTATCTTTCTTAATAGGAGCGTCACAAGTAAACTCAACTAAAGCATTTCCACTATCATCGGTAAATGATGATACTTTCTTAGAGGTAATTCTTGTTAAGTATTTAGGAACCTCAGAATGTGTAAGACCATTTATCAAATTCTCATTTAATAATAATGATGGTTCAACATAAGCTTCTAAGAAGTCACCTACTTTTACTTCTGTATATCTATCTTGTGAAGCTAGAATTTTATTTACAGATGTAACATAATTATCAGGTACAACTATATCAATACTTTGTTTAAAGTTGTTCTTATTAGAAACAGTTACAAAACCATTTGTAAAAAAGTAATCTCTATCACCAGAGACAATAGAAGATGTTCCACCTGTTTTAGATATTGATCCTGCGTAACTATCGTAATACTCTATAAGATAATAGTCTGAGTAACCTGCCCAAGGTGAAAATCCTAAGAAGTAAGGAGTACTTGAAGAATCACCAACAAAGTAATCACCTTCGTTTATAGCTCCATTATAATAATCTTGGAAGAAACTTGAGTATTTACCAATTTGACCAACTTCATCGGTTGCGATTGGTGAGCTTATCGTCATGATATTTTGTTCATAACCAGGTACAAACTCATCATCGATTTTGTAGAATACAAATGTTCCACTACTATTACCATAGTTACCAATTACGAATCCATTAGCACCTACTTTAGTAAAGGTGGTACCTGATAAAGTATCCTTGGTACTTCCACTAAGTATGTATGATGATTTATATTTCACACTTGAACTCAATATATTAACAATTGTATTATAGTAATGTTTGTTTCTCCATTGTCTATAATCAGTAACAGGAGTGTTTGAAGTAAAATCAAAATTAAATGCAAGACTACCATTAGTAGGATCATAAAGCTGATTAAAATCTTCAGTATCAATAAGTTCATTAAATCCATTACTTCCACAACTAACTGTATTAGGGGTAAATGAATATGAAGAAGTTACTCCATTGTAATCTAATCCAGCATGTACTGTAGCGTAACCAAATACAATATCAGTATTAGGTACAACCGGATTAGTTAGGTTTGCATTATATAATGCAGAAGTTGATTTAGATAATGAAATTTCACCACTTGTATTTATGTGTAAAGTAGAAATATAACTACATCCTTTTACATTTGAAGTAAAATTCATAGATATACTCACCGCCACGTCAGAATTGTCAAAATTTAATGAACTTGCACCAAATGCATCTGGAACTGTAATGGTGACAAAAACACCTGATGAAGTTGCACTAAATCCACCATTAGTTAGTGTCTCACTATTAATTTTATTTTGTATATGATTAGCTAGTAGAGAAAAGGTAGTATCACCACCTACAATTTGATAATCTAAAAATGTATAAGTATCACCCTCTTCATTTGCATAATCCAATACTAAATGATCAGTTACCGACCCAGTACCTGTTATTTGAATCTTAGCAACAGTTATACCAGCATCTTGTAATGGGTAACTTGCAGTAAGTGATAAAGATCCTGATAAGGTAGCTCCCATACCATCTTTTATAGTTACTTTTGATCCATCTATGATTACATAAGGATCAGAACCAGTTGTGTTAACAGTAGCAGTAACAATATTAGACTGAGAAGCATATGAGAATGTTGCAGTAACACCATATACATATCCTTCACTATAAAGAGCACCTCTACCATATTCACTATAAGAAGCTCCTGGTGTACGATAGTTACTATCATATGCTGGATCGATTATTGCCCATGTATTACCTGGTTTATCAAGATTAACTCTTGGATAACTCATTGTAGCTGTTATTGTTTCTTGATAAGACAAGAAATCAATTGTAGATTGTGTTGGATTAGCAACTAAGTTGTTACCAATTAAATCAATCATACCATTTGGATAATCTGTTTCAAACATATCCACGTTGAAAGCACAGAATAAACCAGTTTTATCAGTATCGTTATTAATTAAAGTCTCAATAAAGATATTAACTCCTGAAGGACTTCTGAAATATGGAACCAAAGAAGCACCTTGGTAGTAAGCTAAAAGATTTACATTTCTATCATTAACAAATGTAGAAACTTTAGTCTTTAACAAACCAGTTGAATCAAAGTATTTACTCCAAGTAGAATCAAGTGATAAGGTATGATAATCAGACCAATCACCAGCGACAACCACAACATCAACTAAATAATCAGATGCGTAATCAGTAGGATATAAGTAAGTAGGAACTTTATCAGCACTACCATAATATTGTACTAATGAAACATTATAACCTGTTACAGATGATTTGAAAATAAATACAGTAACAATTTTATCAGATAAATTAGTTAAATTTAAAAGTGTTTCTTTATATTTAAGATATGGTTCACCTGTATTATCCAATTCAACCTCATCTAAGAAAGATTTTGTATCTCTTTTCCAAAAGCCTGATCTGTTAAAGAACTTGCTATAAGATTCTGTTTTAGTATCAGCGTTCATGATTCCAGTGGAACCAGAAAGTGAACTAAATTGAATTTTATCCAAGGTTTCGTCAGTTGCCAATAGGTTTAATGCGTAAACTGGACTTGACTGTAACATTTTTTGTACAGTTCTGTGAAAGAATGAACCCTTTCTCTCTAAACCTCTATCGATTGGTCCAAATATACTCACTGAATCATTTACAGTATTCAACAATACAGGAGTATTAACCGGTCCTTTCTTAGAAAAACCAATTATCATATTAGTTATACCTTGTACTGGTACAATGTTAGCTAATTGTGATTGGTCATATTCTTCAATAAAGATTCCTGGTCTCTTGTATTTACTAATTTGAATTGATGCCATATTAAAAAATTATTTTTTATTAACATATATATAAAAATAAAAAAACCACTTTTTTCTCATTTTACTTATTCTTTATCAAGAAATCCATTTGTTTTTTATTCTTAGTTATATTATCCTTCATTTCTTTAAGCTTTTTTGTTGTATTTCTTTCCATTGTTTGTATATCTGTCTTAAGCTTAGCAATTTTTGTATTTATATCTGATATTTTATCCTGACTATAACCAATATCATCTTGCATGGATTCTCTATTATCTGGATTTTGATTTAACACACTTTGTTTATTAGATAAAGTGTCGGTTTGACTTTGTAAATCATTCTCTAATGACTTTAATTGTCTTTTTCTATCAGAGGTCATGGCATACATTCCTATTAAACTGTTATTAAATTTAATCTTCTTCATATCAGAAGTATTAGTAGCAATAAACTTTTGTGAGAATAATTTAGATATCAAATCTTTTTGATCCTTATAAGTTGCATAGATATTATCTAGAGTAGTTTTCTTAGCAAGGAACTCTTTGACATCTTTTTCTACTTTATTTGATGTGGATTTAGCATTGGCTAATTCTGGCTCATCAGTTTGGTAAACATTGTATGCCTCTAGAAATTCATTATAATTTTTTATCATACTCTATATATTAAAAAAAACCCGTCATTTTTTGACGGGTTTTAATTTATTTCTTAAATTCAGAAATTATCTTTTTGATATC